ACGAGTGCGTGGAATACGGCGAAGCCGAACTTGTTGAAACTAACCCATCTAACTAACGGAGGTAACAATGGGACTTGACCAAAACGCTTATATCAACGCCACTGAAACATCTGAAAAAGATGCCGAAGGCCGCACTTGGGTCAGCATTAACAGCGACCGCGATTTCTACTGGCGCAAACACAGTCGCCTTCAAGAGTTTATGGAAAAACTCTGGGTAGAAAAAACTGGTGAATCTGCCATAGAACTCAACTGTTCTAGCCTAGAGCTCAACCTTGACGACATCCAAGCCCTATGGGAAGCTGTGCAAAACAACTTCGCCGAACACGAATGTCAAGGCGGTTTTTTCTACGGTCACCAATTCCAAGATGACGCTGTAAAACATTCCAGAGAAGATGATTTAGCTTTTATAGAGGCAGCAAAATCTGCCATCAAGGAGGGTAAACAAATCGTTTACTCTTGCTGGTGGTAGCTATGGAACTGCTCTGGGATATGATACCTGTTTTACTGGTAATCATCTTTTTATAGGGGCGAAGTGTTACGGCAGCACATCAGGTTCCAACCCTGAAAGAGTGGGTTCAATTCCTACCGCCTCTGCCAAATATAAACAATACAAAGGTCAAGGGTCACGGTCTAATAACCGTGGCTCTCTGATATTCTGGCACTTTTATATATAGTACCGAAAATGAAATATGGAGTGATGTACTCTATCCGATATTCAAATATACGTTATCTGGGTATACAAACATATCAAAGGGTTATACCTCTAAATCATATATTGTAGTCTAAACTTTAGACAGCTACGCGAGTTTCAGCCGTTGGTTTTTTGAAATGACTCGATTTCTATTTACCTTCCTATTATAGAAAAGTAATATGAGTCTTATGGCAAAGGCAAAGGTTACTCATAAAAAAAGTTTGGACATTGTGGCTAATCCTCGGGTGGAAAAAGGGCTGACACCTATGCAGGAAAAGTTTGCAATGATCTATGCAACAGAAGAAGTTACGCAGACGGAAGCAGCACTCAGGGCAGGGTACGCTGAATCCAATGCACACTCTATCGCAAGCCACATGTTGAACGGACGTAACTACCCTCAGGTTTTGAATAGGGTGTACGAAATAAAGAAAGAGCTACAGCATAAGTACGAGGTGACTTTTGAAAGCCATGTACAGAAGTTAGCACAACTTCGTGATGTAGCCATGCAGAATGGAAACTATGCCGCAGCAGTCTCAGCTGAAAAAGCAAGAGGTTCAGCGGCGGGTCTTTACATTGACCGTAAAGAAATACTGCATGGTAAGATAGACCAAATGAGTAAAGAAGAAGTGCTTACCGAAATTAAGCGGATACAGCAAGACTACCCAGCATTGGTAGAAGCGACCAGCCCTGTCATAGAGATGGACAAACTGGAGGTTTTACCTGATGGCAAAGAACCCTGAGTCTAAACTTTGGAAAGCCTTACGTGATGGAACCAGACCCCTTGGGGTACACTGGACTAGAATGGAGTCATGGGCAAGTCCAGGGGTGCCTGATGTCAATGGTTGCTTGAATGGCAAGGACTTCTGGGTAGAGTTAAAGATACTTACGACAAAGTCTGACAAGAAGTTCCCCAAGTGGCGTCCTCATCAAATAGCATGGCAGACCTCAAGAACCTCTGTTGGTGGATGCGTTTGGAACTTGGTTCATCATCCTTCGTCAGGGCAGCTATTATTTATGGATGGCCGAAACCTGAGTAAGAGATTGATGGATGGTGAGCCGTTGTACGATGACCGGATGGAATGGCCGATGGATGGAGATGGATGGGCAAGAGTACTCCGACGACTGATGATGAGCGACGATCCAGGTCGAGAGGTCCGGTGATATCGGTAGAATTCACATGACATCAGGTGTCGAGCTGCTCGTATCTTTTTTACTCATTATGATAACTTAGGTGTTTACAGCGGAAGGTCTATTTGCTACTCTATATGTGTAGCAGGGTTGCTACTAACTCAAGTTCGTAGAAAGGAACTTATCATGGCTAAATCAGCTAAAAAAGTCGTAGCTCAGGAAATCACTTTTCAGGGCATTAATTCTCTCCCCGAGGACCAGCGTAATATGGGCGTCACCGCTCAGGACATTTTTAAGTTTGTCCAAGAGCAAGCTGGCGGCAATCCAAATAATGTCGGTGTCCGGCCTACTGTTGATGTAGTTGGTACGCCTAATCCTTTTCCTTTTGAAAAGGCAAAAACATTATTTGATGAGGTAGGCAATCCTAACCTCACCCTTCGTGGTAAGGTAGTATGGCAGTTGATCAACTCCGACCATGAGGGTCATGTAGTTACCTTAACCGATGTAGACTTAGCCCATAAGTCAATCAAGGCAAGAAAGTTCCATGCCTTGTTGGACGCGCTTAATGGTGGGCAGTCACCATCAGCCAAGGCTACATGGGGCAAGAACTTCGTTGAGCTGTTCGTTATCCCAGCTTAATTATCCTAGGAAGGGCGACCGATGGTCGCCCTTTCTTTTTTGATGGATGGATGGATGGAAACGGATGGATGGAGATGAATTTCTATGTATATATGCATAGTCATATATACTCACACTACATCATTAAATTTCGCTAGACTTCTAAAGAAGTCAATCCTGGTCGCTGTGACAATTTTGTGCTGGCAAGATAGCGCGGGTGCATTTAAGTATTTACATAACGCAACCAACAAAGGGTTTAATCAATGGTTTATGTTTATATGTTTTTCTGCACGTTATGCATGGTGGCTGGTGTCACTTTAATGTTTGCCAGCCTTGGCAGTTTTAACTTGCCGCCGCTCCACCATTATATAAATGGGTTTATGTTTCTAATGGGTTTTGTAATTGCTGGTTTTGGTTATGCCAGCGCATGGCGGCACAAATGCTAATGGGACTAATTGGGGTTATTGCAATTATTTTTGCATTAATGTGCTTTTAGGGGTTTACACCCATATCCCACCTGTGGCATAAAATAGGTATAGCCACCGCATAGGGCGGCGGCGTTAACTAAAAAGGGGTTAACAATGGTTAACACAACAACACAAGCGGCACAGGCTTTTAACGGTGCAAATGGTGCGGCTAGCAATATTAATGTTGCAGCTATGGTCGCTTTTATCAACGCTAACGGCATGGGCAATGTCAACTTGCAGCTAACACCTAACGCCTTGGCAAACGGTGTGCTGTTCGGTGGCGGTGCATTATGGCGTGTCATGCAGCCTAAAAAGTCTGGTGCGGTTAGCGCACGCGGCCTTATCTTATGGGCATGTGTTAACGGTGTGCCGCAGCATACTGTTAAGGGTGTTAAATGCTTTAATGTTGCTGGCATTAGCACAAAGCTCCCAGCCAAGTTAGCAGCCGTGCCTATGGCAGCCATACAGGCCGCGCACCAGCATTGGGACGCTAGTGTATTTGCTAACGCCACTAGCAACCATACTAACCAAAACGCGGTTGCAGCCGTGCTAAACGGCGGCTTTAATCTTAGCAGCCAAACGGCTAACACCTACGGCACGGCTTACGGTCAGCTGGTACTGGCAAGCTAAACCCTAGCGGCGGGGTGCCAAAAGGTACCCCGCCGCACATTTGCCACATGTGTGGTATTTCTGCAACAGGGCAACCCCCCTAGAGAGCGATGAACCTGTACCAGCGCAGCGCAGTACACGGTTCTGTCCAAATCGTTACCACTCTGAAAATTATACAGCGTACCCCCACCCCCCTTTTTGAAACAATGATCGGAGAGTCTTGCGCTAAGAAAATTTTTATATTATTAAATAATTATGACAAATGCCCCAATGACTATCCCCGAAGAAGTATTGAAGCAGTATGCGCGTTTGCTTGAGAAGCAGAAACAGCACATCTCGAGTGATCACGCGAAGAAGGATTTTATGGCCTATTGTAAAACAGTATGGCCTGAGTTTATTGAGGGGAAGCACCATAAGATAATGGCAAAGAAGTTTAATGGTTTAGCTGATGGTAGTATTAAGCGGTTAATTGTGAATATGCCGCCTAGACATACAAAGTCGGAGTATGCCAGTTATTTATTGCCGAGTTATTTAATGGGGTTGAATCCAAAGTTAAAGATAATTCAAGCAACGCATACAGGTGAGTTAGCGGTGAGGTTTGGCCGAAAGGTGCGTAACCTTATGAATAGTACCGATTACTCTCTGGTCTTTCCAGATGTAAAATTACGGCAGGATAGTAGTGCGGCGGGTAGATGGGAGACCCATGCTGGTGGTGAATATTTTGCGGCTGGTGTGGGTGGCGCGATTACAGGCCGTGGTGCGGATTTAATGATTATTGATGACCCGCACTCCGAACAAGATGCAATGTCACCAGCAGCATTAGAGAATGCCTATGAGTGGTATACATCTGGTCCACGGCAAAGACTTCAGCCTGGAGGAGCGATTGTAATTGTGATGACGCGTTGGTCAGAGATTGATTTGACTGGCAAATTATTAAAGCAGCAAGCGCGAGATGTATTAGCTGACCAAT